TTGAACACATACCAACAAACTCAACACCAATTTGATCTGCTTTTTTAATTGTTTCTTTTAATTCCTGTATAACTTTTGAAACAGGACACTCAACGAAATCATATTTTTCTTCATCAAATTTTCTACCACCTATAAGATCATCACTTAAAAATATTGCCCATTCGCCATATTCTAATGTTTTTAATGCATAATTAAAATTGTGTTGAATACCTGTTGGTAGATCGGTTTGTATAACAGTTGCTTTATCCGAAATGTTTTTAAATTTATCTGCGTTTTTATGGCATAGAATTATATGCTCAAAGTCAAGCATTGAGGAAGTTGTGCTATTTTCATAGCGATCATAATACATTAAAAAAGTTTTCATAATGTTTCTTTATATAGTTTTATTAAATATAAAAATACTTGTGTATTATCCTCTAACGATTCTTTGTCTCGTATATTGATTAAATCTTTAATTGTTTCTTCGTAATCATCACTATTAAAATATAGTGTTATTTGTTTTACTTTTGCATTAATATATGTATCTAACTCGTGATCAAATATATCTTTATCAATATTAGGCTCTACATCTTCATCAAAATATATTTTAGGTAAATCAAGCCCCCAGTCAGAAAGTTCTTTTACTTCCCACTCGTTAGCCAATAAATCCCAGTCCCATTCGCCAAAGCTACTATTATCTTTTATAATAAATTCTTCTTGCTGTTTTTCTGTTAAATCTTTCGCTTGTACTATAAACACTTCAGTTAGTCCTGCTTCAACTGCAGCTTTATATCGCATATTACCACCGAGTATTACATTTTGATCGTTCACAATTATAGGTCTTAGTTCCATCATCTTTGGAAAGTCCTTGATGCTTTTTACAAGTTTCTCAAATTTATAACCTTTAATAATACGTGGGTTTTTTTTATTTTCCTGTATTTTTGATATGTGTACTTTTTTTGTCATTTAAATGTTTTATGTGTTTTTAAATTTTTATTTACAGAATTTAACCAACTGCCACTAACAAAATTTTCCATAAAATAATCATTTTTTTTCAATTTATGCCATTTATCATTTGTTTTGTTTTTATAATAAAACTTAGTATAAATTAATTTTTGAGGTTTGTAACTTGGCATAACCTTATTCAAAAACTTTGTTAAAAATCTTGGACCTGTTGTTTGTAACACAAATCTTGCAGTCCAGACATTATAAACTTTTATTTTTATTTTATCATTATAATTATCTACCAATTCATCTAAAAATATTTTAAAACCTCTCCAACCTTTTATACAACCAAAAAAGTCATTACTGATTTTCTCGGTTTTCGATAAATGTGAAAAGGTATGAAAAAAGAATTTTTGATGAATTAATGGTGTGAAGTTTTTAATTACAACCATATCAAGATCTGTATATATACCACCTTTCAAATAACATATAGCATATTTCATAAAATCAATTCTTTGTATATCAAATTTAAGATTTTTATAAAAATTATAGTGTTGTGGCATTTTGTTTTTTATTAGTTTGTCGCATTGTTTTTCATTCCATAGTTTATATTTAAAATCGTTATTAATTTTTAAATGCGATTCACGACTTTGTATAAATAATTTTATTTCATTTATTTTTTTATTTTGTATGTTAAAAAATATTTGATGTATTTTTTTTTGTATCATAGCTTTGTTCGTAAAGTATAACTGTCAATATCAGCACCATCTATAAAAAATTGTCTATATGTTGCTATTGCTTCGTATGTTTTTTGTTTACCTGATAAATAAAACTCCTCGCTACATTCCACAATTCCAACATCTAAACTACCTTTATCAATTACTAAAAAATAAAACTTATCAAAACTGACTTTAAACAAAGTGCAATAAATAAACACTTGTACATCATAATGTAATTTGTATGGACTACCTGATGCAAATCGTTTATCGTAGTCCCATAAACCAATATCCATTGTGGTTTTTAAATCAACAACACGATCTCCACACCATACATCAGCCTTACCACGAAAAGGTAACCCATTGATCATACCAATTTTTGGCACTTCATATTGGCATTTTGTTAATAGTTGCATTGCCTGTTCATTTCTATATATAGCATCTTGTAACCTTTCAGTTTCAGATCTTTCTTTTGCTGTAAAAATATTTTTGTTATTTTTCTCTGCTTCTTTAAATTTTTTTGTAGCCCTGCTTTGGACATCTACAAATATTTGTTTTGAAAATTTATCAGGCTCTAATACTGCACAGTGTAATAACCAACCAAGCTTCATTGAGGGAGTTGTTGGTTGAGCGTAATCTATAATGTATTTATACTTTTTTGGGCTTTTTAATAAATGTTTTACTGATGAACTACTTAATGCTGCTTTGCCTAAGTAACCATAATAAAAATCATCATCTATCATTTTTTTTTCTAAATCGCTCACTTCCCAAGTTTGCGAATCTAATAGTGTCATTTGCTTCATCTAATTTATTTTCAAGTGATTGTATCTTTTTATTTGTTTCTGATTGCAATAGATTATATTTCTGTTGTAATATATCGTGTTCAGCTTTCAAAAGGTGGGTGTACATATGCATTTGATTGATGCATTTTATTTTATGTTTTGTATTTTCCTGTTTGTTGTTTTCGTATTCTTTTAATAATATTTGTCCTATAAAATTAAAAGCAGCTTCGAAGATTTGTAATTGATGCATATTTATATTTATTACAAAAATAAAAAAAATATTTAACTTAATTAATATTTGTTATTATGGCATCTCTTTCATTTATTAAATAACAGGTTTTTAAAACCTTTTTACTTTTCCATAATGTAGTTTCAGGACACCATAGTTGAGTTGTTTCTTTTATCTTTAAATTATTTAGCCAAAATAAATAGTTAGCTTTCGGATCGTTTACAAAATATAGCTTGACTATATCTTCATCCATTGCCATTAACTTATCGTATTTATATTTTTCTAATAGCTTTTTTTCGTAGTAATCGTTTCTAAACTTCATTTCAATAACACACTCAAAACCCTTTGGTGTTAGTCCTCTTGCATCATAATGTTCAAATTGATTATCACTCCATTTTAAATCCCAGCCTATTATATTCATAATGGCTACAACTGCTTTCTCCCACTTTTGTATGTTATTTATTTCAGACATTCACTAACCTCTCTAATCCATTGATTTATCATTTTTGCATTGCAGCTACAAAAATTAGGTTCGTGATATTTGTGTTTCATATATTTGGCGTGCAGACCACAAAGAACTTGAAAATCTTCATACACCATCTCGTTTTTTAAACTTGATGCAATTTTATGCCACACTTTTTGATCTACAACTTTATCTTGTTCCATTTTTTTCTACGTTCATCGCATCCGCAGTCTGGGTAAATTTTCTTCCAAATGTATCGTATGCCTGTATATTTTGTTATGTAATAAACTAAATCACCTAATCTCATCTTTTAAAATATCTTTTACTTTGTTATAAGTCCTGTATAAACTATAATAGCTTATTTTACTTTGTCTGCTTAATTCTTTTATACTCATACCACCTTCTATAATTCTATAAACCTTTGCATCATACCAAAACATATCATCAAGTTTTTTATTAATTTTCTTATATGTTTTTTCTATATCTTGATCTAAATTATCAAGGGGTGGTGTTTTGTATAAATAATCATCTATATTAATAACATTTATTTTTGCCTTTTTTATTTGCAAATTTAAAGTCATATGCCTTAAACATTGATAAACGTATATATAATTGATGTCTCCTTTGTAACTAATATCTTTGCCATCATCAATGTATTTAATTACTCTAATGTACATTTCTTGTACAAGATCCTCAGCATAGTCTTTCAGTCCAAATGATTTTACGATATTAATCCAGTCCTTATGTCTTTTGGTTAGCTTTTTTTTTAGCTCAGAAGGGTGCATTAATTTGTTCTACTAATGCTAAATTTAGTGTTTTTTTTCCATTAATCTCAAAACCAACATTATTTTTAATACTTTTCATCATTATCGGTTTGTCAATAGGTGTAGGTCTGCCCCCTGTATCATTGTCTTTTACCTTTCTAATATGTATGTAATTATTCATCCAGTCAGTTGGGTGTTGTGTGTATCTATGAATTACTATAAAATCATCAGCCCTGTTTACAAACTTACCCCCACCTTCGACATCACTTGCTAATGGTGGTATGGGGTGTCCTGCATAATCGTGTTGAATTGGGTGTTTTATTCTTAGTGCGTTGGTGGCTGCGTGGGTTGTTAGCCAGATACTAATGTCATTTCTTTTACAAAATAATCTCATCTCACTTGTTGCTTCATAATCATATTCGTGTCCGTTTAAACCCTGTAATATATCACGATCCTTTACTAAACTATTATAAGGATCAATTAAAAAACCATCATAGTTCCAAGCTTGTTTTACTGCTTCTGCAAATTTAATTAGTTGTTTATATGTATATAATTCAGAAGTATCTACAAATTTAAAATGATCAAATATAAACTGACAATGTTCGTTAAATTTATCGGTGCTAACTTTGTTTATTGGTTTGCTATCTAAAAACTCAATTAACTTTTTTATAATTGTATGGGGATCGTTTTCGCTACTAAATACAAGCCATTTTAATTTATGCTTGATAGCGTATAACAACATTAAAAATAAAGTGATTGTGGTTTTACCTGTATTGGCGTGTCCTAAAATTAAATTGAAGTTACCCTTTTTGAATCTAAAATATTCATCTATCTCCGGTAAATCAAGCTTATAGCCTTCCTGTATTTTTCCCTTTCTAATTTTTATTATTTTATCAACCTCATCATCATAATTTATAAGCATTCAGCTAAATTATAAAAATTTTTAAAATGGAAGATCTTCTCGGTCGGGACTGTGTTCTTGTGCAGTTACTTCATCTTTTGGCTTGTAATCATCTCGTTTAAAATATTGTTTGCCATTTTTTGCAGTACATAAGCAAGTATTTACATAACCTTTATCGTTTGCAAATTCTTCAAGCCTATCAAGTTCTTTTCTTAATGTTGGTAAATGTAAAGCTACATTACTAGCTATCCATTCTACCTTTGTTGGTTTTGGGTATATCCCACTTATAAAATCTATTTTATTATCCATTGTACACGTAATTTTCAAATTTTCTTGCAAGTTCTGTTATTAATTTTACATCTTGATCATAATTATTAAGATCAATATTCCCCCATAAATCAGTAGCCCTATTCAAGCTACTTTGTCTAATAATATATTTTTGTATTTCATCTTTAGGGTTTGTATATGTGTTTGTTCTAGGTGGTGTAATTTTTGCTTTATTTTTGGCTTGATCTAAATTATAAGTTAATTCATCGCCAACATTATATG